ATACTATACAGCAGGCTCTAGATCAATAATATTAGAAGCTAATAAAAGAACAGGAAGTAGTTCAGGCGGCTTACAGTTTAAGTGGCAGGGTTCAACAAAATTCTTGATTAATGCATCAGGCAATGTTGGAATAGGGACGACTACTCCAGCACAAAAATTGGATGTACAAGGAAAAATAGTTGCTAAAGATAAAGTATTAATCAACGGAACCGACTTTGATATGGCTTCCTTAGAATCTACAGCAGGCCATAAAATTGCACGTGTGGATACTCAAGACGGTATTTACGACTACGGTAACCAAGCCATGTACATTAACTCAGGTAGTGTAGGAATTGGAACAGCTAGCCCTGAAGCTATATTACATATATCAAGCACAACAGACGGTGTACTACTACCTAGACTAACATCTGCACAGGTAGTTAGCATAAGTTCACCTAAAACAGGCCTTACCGTGTATAATACATCTTTAAATGCCTTGGCTTTCTATGATGGGACACGGTGGAAAGTGGTAACTTCTGCAGCAATGCCAACACCATAGTAATACCAGTATAGTAAAAAAAGTTGGTATTCCTTAAATTATTTCTTATATTTAATTAACTAAACTTTTAAACAAATGACTGATCCAACTTGGAATTATAAAGGACTACCTATCCTCGGTATAAAAAATATGCCTGAAGGAACCTATGGATTTATATACGAAGTTACACATATACCAACAGGTAGAAAATATATAGGAAAAAAAGTACTCTATTTTGAAAGAAATAAAAAACTAGGTAAAAGAGAACTGGCTGCTTTAAAAGAAGAACGAAAAGCTAAAGGAATTGGCGGTAGAGTCCCGGCTAAAAAGAAGGTTATTAGAGAATCAGATTGGCAAACATATTACGGCTCCCAGAAGGAAATACTAGAATTAGTAAGAAATGGAGAAGTAAACCAATTCAAGAGAGATATAATTAGATATGTACAGAATAAGAAGCAATTAACTTATTTTGAAACAAAACACCTATTTATAAAAGAGGTATTAGAAACTCGTAATAACTATATAAACGACAATATTCTTGGTAAATTTTATAGAAAAGATTTCGCAGATGATAAAAATTAAAGAACTAGTAGGACTTCCCACGCTACAGTACCATCTAGATAATGATCTCTCATTATATGAGAATGTCTACCGCTACTCTAGTGATAAGTTTATACAACTATTTAGTGAAGCAAGAGACTCTTGGAGAGACGGGTATATTCAACTTAATGAAGCAGACACTAAACTACTAGAAGATACAGATATTGGCTTATACGGCCAATACGAAGGCAAAAAAGTGCCTTTAGATCTTCCAATGGAGTCGGTAAATGAAGCAGAGTACCAAGGTAAGGATGTACCGCTAAATAAACCTAAACGAGGAGGATCTAAAAAGTTCTACGTTTATGTTAAAAATAAAAAAGGGAATGTACAGAAAGTATCCTTCGGAGGTACAACAGGGTTGAATGTTAAGATAGATGAACCTGGAGCAAGATCATCTTTTGCAGCACGTCATAAATGTGCAACTAAGAAGGATAAAACAAAACCAGGGTATTGGGCATGTAATATAGGGAGATATTGGAAATCATTAGGAGGTTCAAAGAATTTTAGTGGATACTGGTAGACCTTACATAGAGGAAGGAGAGGTACGAACATTTACAAATAATGTAGATGAGAAAGAACTAGTATGGCATAGAGACTATGAAGACCGTATAATAGAACCTCTTCAAGAAACAGATTGGAAATTCCAATACGATAATAATACACCAGAGACATTAAAACGTCTATTTATAAGAAGAGGAGTATACCACCGATTAATTAAAGGTACAGGAGACTTAAAACTAAAAGTAATAAAATTGTGATAAATTTAACTAAAATAATACTAAACGAAAGTAACTACGATAATCAAGCTAATTCTTTGCAATCGGAGTTAAGAAGCAAATACGGAGAATTTGAACCTAATGTAAGAATGGCAGAATACAGCCAGGATAGAAAAGATGATGATCCACTTAAAGGAAAAGGATTTGGTATGGTAGACTTTATAATCAAAAACGATTTACCAGAAGATATATTTGATAATATTAAATTACATTTAAAAAATAAAGGATACGAAGTACAGAGCGCTAGTAGGTTCTTTGAATCAGATCCTGGAGAAAGAGATTACCATCCTAAAATTAACTTTCATTTCAACTTAGAAACAGAATAATGAAATTATCTAAAATCATATTAGAGGGTCCTCTAGAATATGATCCAGGTTTTAGTCGAGAAATAGACAAAATAGAAGACCAAGGAGGTAAATACCTAGGTTCTGGAGACTACGGCTCAGTCTACCTACTCAACGGAAAAGCTGTAAAAGTTACAACAGATGAAGTAGAAATAGAACATGCCGAGATTCTTAAAGGAAAAAAAACTAACAACTTTGTCTTTATATACGATGTAGAGAAGTTAGATACTAAATTAGGTATCATTACAATGGAGGTTATGGGTGAATATAAAGGAGAGGTACCTAATGATTTTATAGAAGCTTTAGAAAAAGAATCCACAAATTTAGGTATAGACCCAGACGAATTGGATATAAGACCTGACAACTTCATGGTACAGCCAAAATCAGGTAAATTAAAAATGACTGACGTATAGTTGGCAATTACATTTATTTTTCTTATCTTTATATAATAATTGTTATGTATGGATTATACTTTTTTACTAGGGTCAATAGAAAATGTACTGGGCAAAAGTCAAAAACGAGCTAGAGATAACTACGCTTTTCACTGTCCTTTCTGTAATCACCGTAAACCCAAGCTTGAGATTAATATGGTAACTAACGAAGAAGGTAAGAACTTCTGGGAATGTTGGGTATGTAACTATAGAGGTCAATCCATATATTCTTTAGTAAAGCAATTAAAATTACCAAAAAGCGAAGCACAAGAAGTACTTAAGTATGTTAAAAAAGGTATTAAGTATGAATATAAAAATGATGATGTTGTAGAGCTACCAAAAGAGTTCCAATCATTAGTAACAGCTTCAAATACATCGATAATAGCTAATAAAATTAGAAAGTATTTAAATGAACGAGGACTTAGCCACAATGATTTTATTAAATATAATATTGGATACACAACAACTGGGGACTATGGAGGACGAATTATTATCCCAAGCTATTCTGAGTCCAATAGGCTCAATTATTTTGTTGGAAGAACTTACGAAGGAGCTTATTTTAAATACAAAAATCCAGAAGCTTCTAAAGATATAGTTTTTTTTGAGAATTTAATTAACTGGGATAAACCAATAATTCTATGTGAAGGGGCTTTTGATGCTATGTCTATACGTAGAAATGCAGTACCGATACTAGGGAAAAACCTATCACCAGCATTATGGAAAAGATTACTCACAGGAACATTAACAGATGTATACATTGCATTAGATACAGATGCACAAAAGCAAGCTTTAGAGATAGCAGAAAAATTAATCGCTGCAGGATTTAGAGTATTTTTAATAGAACTACTTGGTAAAGACCCATCAGATATGGGCTTTAAAGAGTTTACTAAATTAGTACAGAACGCAACAGAATTGGACTTTTCTAAAATAATGTTGTATAAATTAGATTTATGATAAAACAAGGAATGAATATTCTTGAACAGAATGAAAAGAAACGGTTAAATTTTAATCCGCAATTGAAGCAGATTAACTTTTTAGATAGGAGAGTTTATAAGAGAGGTGAAGGAGTATTCTACCCATCCGTAACTACAATACTCCAATATATGCCTAAGAACAAGTTTTTTGAATCTTGGATGAAAGACGTTGGGCATAACGCCGATCTTATTATGCGAAGAGCAGGTAAACAGGGTACACAAGTTCATGAAGCAGCAGAAAAGCTGGTACTAGGAGAGGAAGTTACCTGGATGGATGATTACGGTAATGCTAAATATTCTCAGATAGTATGGGAAATGATATTAAAATTTGCTGATTTTTGGCGTACTCATAAACCAGAATTAATATCAGCAGAAGATTTTGTTTGGTCAGATAAGCATAAGTATGCAGGAACAGCTGATTTAGTTGTTAAGATGAAGGGAGAAGTGTGGTTACTGGATATTAAAACGTCAAACAGTGTACATAAATCATTTGATTTACAGCTTGCATCTTATGCCAAAGCTCTAGAAGAGTCTAAAGGTATAAAAATACAGCGTACAGGTATAATTTGGTTAAAAGCACAATCTAGAGGACCTTCAAAACAAAAGAACGTAATACAAGGTAAAGGGTGGAAAGTCTTACAGATAGATGAAATAGAAGAGAACTTTGAATTATTTAAAATAATTTACAAGTTATACTCTTTAGAGAACCCTAATACAGAACCTATTTATAATAGTTACCCTACAACTATAAAACTATAACATATGAAAAAGTTACTTCTTATATACTTAACACTTTTAATAACAGGGTGTGCATCCTTTCAATTAAGCACTTTAAATCATGATCCAATTTATGATACAGCCTTAATAGTACCAGCTGACGTACAAGTTGATACTTTAACAGTCTCACAATTACGTTGGAAATTAAGAACTGACTTTAAAT